TATTCTTCGTTCAATATCATAGAGCTTTTGTTTGTCTGATTTATCAATGGTCTGTAGATCCTTTTGTGCCTGGATCATATCCTTTTTAATTTGGACACGGTCACTATACATGGTATCCACAAGTTTAGGCATTACACCCTTTGTGTTTGTATGGAAGCATTGACCATTACCACCCACAGAATAACCCTTATTATTAAGTTGTTGTCCTTCTAGTATTTTATCAATATCAATATTAGCAACCATGCCCTCAGCAATTGTTTCTGTCGACATATTGTATTGCATAATTAGCGATGGATATAGACTGTTTAGGTCGAATGATACCACATTGTCATGCATACCAACCATTGGATCCTTAACATATCCACCAGGATAAGATGATTTAATTTTTTCTTCGTAAAATGGTATGGTAATTTTTTGTTCATATAAGTGGCGATAAATAATTGTTTCCCATATGGCTGTAACGCCAAATGTATCAGAATAGTTTACACCACCTTTATATGCCATGGTCATCATCAGCGTGATTAGACCCATTTTATCCTCTAGGCGATCCACTAACTCTACATCTTTAATGTTATAATCAATAAATTTCTGATAATCATTCTTATATAGATCAAAGAGTGAGCCGTGTTCTTCGTACGAGAGCTTTTTATCACCAAGGATAACATTAGCAATATGGTCAAGACGATATGATTCCTGAGCCGTGTAAGTATATTTTTGGAAGAGCTCTAGGTAATCAGCTGTATTAATACCCTTTAGGTCATACACTGCTTCTGTTCTGTTAATTCTACGGACTGTGCCTGGTTCGATCATGTTCCAGGGACTGAATTTCTTAGTAAGGTCCTCACCTAGTATTTTAATTGAACGATTAATGATATATGGAATATCAAAGAAGCGAACATTCCAACCAGTGATTACATCTGGACAATGACTTGGAGTAGACCAATGAGCAAGGAATAACTGAAAGAGTTCCAATTCGGATTCACATTTTCGATATACCACGCGATTTGTTTTCATTACAGATTCAGAGACATTATAGTCGCCACAACCCCAAACATAATATGTATTGTCAATATTATTTTTAAGACAGATAGCAGTTACTGGATAACTTGCTGAATCTGGGTGTGGGAATCCTTCGTCTGATTGGACCTCAATGTCAATTGTAGTTACATTGATTTGGTTACGATTGTATTTAATTTCGCCAGGAAATTCTGAGTTAATAAATGCAGGTATGTGTCGGTCATTGCCGAAGATTTTGCGACCTGCTGTGTGTTTGTTTTCTTCAATCCAAGTTTTTGATTCTCTCATGCCTTCGAACTCTAGGGGAGCACATTGCACTCCATCAATAGATTTCCAGTCGCCCTTTGGGGTGCTGACAAATAGTGTCGGTTTGAATTTAATTCTCTTGGAGATTTTTTTCCCATTTTCGTAGCCTCGGTAGAGGAGGGAATTGCCATATCGGCTGATATTAGTATAAAATTTCATAATGTATATTATATCACATTTTTAGTATAATGTAAATAGGTTGGGGGTAATTTCTTACCCCCGCATGATTTTCAGTTTGAGACTTAACTACAAAGATAACATGACAGTTATTGGCCCTAGGCTAATGCATGTCATTCCAATTATCAAAGCGGTTAAGGTCTCGGCAACGTCATCATATTTTTCAGCAATGCTTATTATATGTTTCATGTTGTTCTCCAGTAAATAGTTTAATACTTATCTACTGAGTGTCGCTGCTCGCCAGTCTATCCTTTCAGATATTCTTTCTTCTTTGATGCCCCAGCAGACCCTAATTCGATCTTCCTAGGACGCTTTTCTTCTGGAAGTTCTACTCTGGCATACACCACTAGTATTCCATCCTTCAGATCAGCACCGTCTATAACTACAAATTCAGAGAGTCGGAAGCTCTTCTCGAACCTGCGGCTAGAAATGCCTTTAAATGCATACTCACGCTCGTCCTTATCCACTTCCCCAGAGATTTTAAGAATACCATCCTTAAGTTCGATATTAATATCTTCTTCTGAGAACCCAGCCACAGCCAATTCAATCAGGAATTTTTCCTCATCTATCTTGACCACATTGTGTGGTGGATAATTATTATTATTAGATTTAGCACTTGAATGGATCCTTTCCAGATCCTCAAATAGTGTGTCAAATCCTACGAATAGTGAACGAGGTACGTTCAAGTTATTTCTTACTACCATTTTGTTTCCTCCTATAAAGTTAGCAAGGTTAAAATTGATTCCCATATACATGGCGAATCACTGTTATTTATACAAATAGTTTGCCTAACGTGTATAAATAATAATATGAATTTAATAAAAAGTTATTTTAAAAAATTTCATAAACTTATGAAATCAGGTAGATTAAACAGGGTCATTAAAAAAACCCATTCGTTCTAATCTTTATTACTGTTTCCAATATTATATTTTGGACACAACTCCCATTGGCTCTTTTCTTTAAACGGAATCACTTTGATTTGTCTTAAAGGTGCCAACGGCTTAGCCTGAGCTGAATTTACTATACTAATAAGTCCCCAGTCAGCTAATAATGTTGAAATTGTGTTGCGTCGTTCAATATCATTCTCTACTAGATTGCTTGGTTTGCCATCTAATAAAAATAGTTCTTTGAAATGTACGATAAAATATCTACCTTGCTTATGTAGTATATGGCAAGATTGATATAATTTTTGATCTTTCCTTGATGCGACTCCAATACGAGTTAATGTTTCTCTTATTTTTAAAAAGTCGTCTGGTTCGTTGAGTGTGACTTCCAACATGCTCGTTGGTTGCCAATTAGTGATTTCTTTATTTTCGTTTTCCACCTTTGTAAATCCTTTGTTTCAAATCAGCAATTTGTTCTGTGCTGAATAATGATAAAACAGACTTAGCCTTTTCATTGCTATATCCATAATATTCTTTAATTAATTCAAGATTGGTGATCTCTTGTGGTTTAATCCACTTGGACCATCTTTTCCTTTTCCTAATTATATTTATAAAAAAATCGTACTGAAGCCGATGGTCTATGGTATGGTTGATATTCATTTCATTAGCATAGAGTATCGTATCAGAGTACATAGAAAGACCACGATTAATAATAAAAGCATTATATTCTTTCTCAGCGATATCGTCTACCATAATGCCTTTTTTGGCATAGGTAATATCATTTAGGTATTCAAACGGACTCATGTTCATTGATATAAATTCTTGCTTGTTTTTCTGTGTCAAAGATTCTTTCGTATTTTATTTCATTATCTTCCAATCGAACGACTCTCCATCTTGTGACTTCTCGATCATACATGACTGGCCACATTTGATATGTTACAGTAGTATCTTCTTCTACCTCAAAAGTTCCTTTGTGTATATTGTGTATATATTTTTTCATTTAAACTTAACTCCTGCCATAATTTCAGTACAACATGCAACCATATTGAGCTCGTGATCAGCAACAAAGCTATTCTTGTACTGATAGTCAGCCAGAATAAGCACTAGTTGTGGTATACTCTGTGGGTCAATAAAGTCATACATGTTATCGTATATTTTTCTAAACAGAGCTGCAGGTTCCACATCAATATTATCTGTGACCCATTGTCGCATCTGCTTAAAGTTTTTATCCTTCATCGCGTCCATTAGATTATTGAGTGATACCTCTTGTATATTAATAAGAATACCTGAATCAATAGCCCCAGACATAGAATACCTTTGAAGCTCATTTAGTACTCTTCGCCAGTCTGGCATATGCTTCATTATAAGCTCTGCAATAACAGGCTCTTCGTATTTAATTTGTTCCGTGGTTAGGATAGTGGTTACCCTTTTCATAAATTGACCACACAAATCTGCAAGGTCCTTTTTGGAAACATTAAACTCTACAACTGAGCATCTGGAATGCAATGGCTCAATGATTCTGTTTTTAAAATTACAGGTCATTATGAACCTACAGTTGTTACTAAATTCCTCTATGAATCCTCTGAGTGCGGGTTGGGTGGATTGTGGATTCAGATAATCTGCTTCATCTAATATGACCACTTTATATCCACCCTGTAATGAAACAGTCGACGCAAACTGTTTGATTTTATGTCTGAGTGTATCAATGTTGCCTTCTTCAGACCCATTGATTAATAGGTAATCTAATCCTAATTCATTACACACAGCTTTAGCGACTGTTGTTTTACCAATCCCTGCAGTCCCTGTGAATAATAGGTTAGGTAACTCTCCTGTCTTTAGTATCTCTTGGAAGGTACCTTTTAATTTGGTTGGGAGAATTGTCTCCTCGATTGTGTTTGGTCTATATTTTTCGACCCATAAAAATTCGCTCATCCTACAAATGCTCCTGTATCAATATCAACACCAGCATCATCTACTCTTCTGAATTCATTCCATGATTCAACTGTATCCAATCGAAATGATCTCCATGCATTTTTATCTAGTGACCATACTGGAAATGCTTCCATACTATCAGCTGAATAATTAATTGTAGTTGTAATCCCATTTGCTTTTAATACATCAGGATTTAGAGTACAAGGCATAACTCTCATTTCGCCTGTATCTATTTTTTTAAATGTAACTGTGACTTGCCCTTTTTGTAAAGCCTCAAGCAATTTGGCTTTTTCATTTATTTTCATAATATATCCTATAATAAATTTGAGGGGGCTTTCACCCCTCTGCGATTATTCTGATTCTGGTTCTTCAGCAACAGGGACCTCTCCTTCGGGAGCATTTTCAGCTCCTTTAGATGCAGCGTTGAGGAAAGTAACTGTTCTGTTCCTTAATCCACCAACTGCTTCAAGCTCTGGCCCTTCAAATCCACCTCTTTTGGAACAGATATCAATTATCTGGACCATTGTCGCGATGTCTTGTAGAGACAATTGAACTTGTGGTTCCTCTGTACTTACTTCAGTTTCAGTTGTATTCACTTCTTCTGTCATAATTTCTCCTTTGCAAAGTAATTAACAAAATGGAAAGACCCCTTAGGCGTCTTCCCACAATTCATAATGTATTTATACACCAAATGTTGATGATTTCTCTAAGGCGATAAAATAAGAGACGGGTTTGTTCTTATTGACCCAATTGGAAATCAACTTTGATGAGATAGCTACATCGTATTCGCCGTCGATTAATTTCAGGTTTGAAATATTTAAGACGAACGAAAATTTGTGCCCAGTTGTATTTGGACCTAAATCTGATTCAAAGGTATTCGCACTAGAATCTTTAGTGTCAAATACTTTAATTGATATGGATTCATCACCAATGATTGCGACATCAGTATGTCCCAATACAGAAGCTGCCTTTTTGGTTTGACCCAAAATTTCTTCGGTCAGTGTAATACTGACTTCAGCATTAGGCATTGTGATATCCTTATCTGGTGCTGTAAGAATACTAGGCTCAGCAAAATAAAAGTTTACCTTATTGGTATTATTTTGTATGAGGACCGAGTTATCCTTAAAGTTTAAAGTCGCATCATTAACCAATGCATATGTAGATAAGAATTCATTCAAATCATATATACCCATCTCACTTGGAAAATCTTCTACGATATCAGCCGTTGCCAGAATGTTTTTAGCCTCAGAAATAGTCTTGAGCTTTTGTCCTGGTTTTAAGACAATATTGGAGTTGATTGATCCAAAGTTAGTTAATAGTGCTAAAGTATCTTGCGATAATTGCATTTTTTTCTCCTATAGTTAATAGTATATTATATCATAAAAAGGGATCATTGTAAACCCTCTTTTTCATTTTTGTCATGTACGTGTAATGCGATTAAGGCATAATGTAGTATTTTCAATAGGTCTGCCCTATTGTATCCTTCCTTTTTGCCATACCTCTGTGCGTATTTTAGTACATTCCCTAAAGCAAAACCCATACCGTGGTCACAGTCAATAATAAACTCAGTTGATTGAAATTTATTTTTGCTGTAATGACCACCATAGGTTTTGTTCACATAAGCCAGAAGCTCTGCAATGAGAGCTCCTTCGTTAAACTTGTAATCTGGTTGTTTTTCTTTATTAAACAATTTCATTGTTAAATGCAGTAGCCTTTTCTACTCTTGGGTCTGATTCCTCAGCCTCTAACACGCCATCGTCAACCTTTGTGTAAAGATCTAAGAAAGCTGATTTGGTATCATCATCGAACCTTGAAATACATAGGTCAATCGCCTTGTCTCTTTTATTGAAAATAGAGAATGTCTGTACGATGTGACACAATCTTCTAGTTGAAATCACTTCGTCAACACCATCGTCATAATAAGTCTTTCTGATAATGTCAGCCCATGTAACCAATTTATCTGCGAAGTCCTCGTCAGCAGTACCATATTTTTCCATATGCTTAAGGACAATTTTCTTCTCCACTGAAAGCGATGGGAATTTTTGATCAACCGAAATAGTAAACCTTTCAAGGAATGCCTCGTCAATGATTGAAGCAGCAGTAAATCTGCCATCTTCTGAGCCTTTGCCTTTTGTATTGGCAGTAGCGATAAC